ATAACGATAGGAGCAGTAAAGTCAGCCCACTCATAAATAGCAGGTTGCAATACGTCTTTAACTGCAAGGTTTACAGCTTCGTATCCAGTTGGAAGATTTGTGATTTGTGAATGTTCAGCGATAGAGAGGGGACGTTGGATTTTAATACCACCATCTTCATACTCAATACCGTTAAATCGTTTTGCGTTATCTAAGAACGCAACTTTCTGAAAGAGTTCGTCAACTTCACCATCTCGGATGGAATACAAGGTTGACGACAACAGATCATTACTAATAGCCATTGTTTTACCTATGTGTTTAAGTTTGTGTTTTGCCTAAACCGTATTCCTGTGGAATGGTTGTTGTCCGAGTGCTCAAAAGAGTTCCTTCAACATAGGCATTGTAGAGTGTTCTATTTGGATTGTCAACTATGATAACAATCCTTGTTTCCATTGTTGCAATATTGCATACAACATATCACCAGGACATTCAGTTGCTGAAAAGTCTTTGTGACCATACACATTTGCTCTCGACAAATTGTATTCAGCCATTAACATTTTAACTTTTCCCCATAAAGATTCTAGTTGTATTTGTGATGGTGGCTCTTGTGAAGTATTGCCAGTAATTGCAATACCAATAGATGCTTTGTTTTGCCCTTTACAATGAGCACCAGTTCTATTTATATGTCTACCAGCAGAAACACTACCATCTTCTAGTACAATAAAATGATACCCAATGTCAGACCATCCTCTACCATTAACATGCCAATCACGAATCTGATCAACGGTTGTACTTTTGGGAGAAGCAGTATGATGAATAATGATTTTGTTTACGTTGCGTTTACCTTTGGGCATTGTTTTACCTATTTCTTAGATTGAAGGGCTTTGTGATATTGGTAAGCTTCCCAAGCATCACGATACTTAGGTGTACCGGTTGGAGTAACAGACTTGCCACCACTTGTTTTGCGTAAGGTTTCACGTCTAGTTGACTTCTGTTTGGCAACTTGCTCACGTTCTACCTTTAACTTTTGGGCATCCACCTTTGACTTTACAATGTAGAAAGCATCTTCAAGTTTGAGTTCTGGACGTTCTTGCAACATCTGTGCTACTGGAAGTCGGTATTGGTCATCCATAAGGTCTGGATTTTCTGTTTTAAACTGTTCTAACTGCATACGACGTTGCTTGATTTGCATTTCTTCTTGTGCTGGCTTCATCATTTCTTGAAGCATTTGTGCTGCTTGTCGTTTAATCTCTTTCTGCATACCTTCTGGAGTATACAAGTCGTATTCTTCATCAGTCGCTAGTTCTTCTTCAGCACGTTTGAGGAACGGATTGTTGACTGCATGTTCTTGTTGTCGCATGAGTTCTGACTTTTCAAACTCAAGTGCTTTTCGCATTTCCGACAACTCTTGGGTTTTACGAGTATAACTACTCCGTATGTTGGCAACATGCTTTCTTACATCCTCTGGAATGTGTTGCATCCACTCATGCAATGGTTTCATGCCCTTGTGGTTGGCATCCTCAGTAAACTCATCGTAATCTTCTTCATTAAGGTCCAACAATTCTTCAATTGTAAGAAGTTCTTCTTCTAAAGTTTCAATGTTTTTATCAGTGTCAGTTTCAGCAGTTTCTACTTCTTCTGCTTCTACTTCATTGGTTTCTACATTTTCTTCTACAGTCTCAACAGTCTCCGTACCGGAGGTAGTGTTATTCATTTTCATTTCCTTTTTCTTGTGGTTGGTTTACGTTTCTTTGCAGTCTTTGCAGATTTCTTAAAGTCAGCAGCAGATGGTGATCCTTTGCTACCTTTCTTTCTCATTTTTTCTTTGCTTCCCGCTTTGATCCGTTTGCGCTTGGCATGGATGTTTGCGTATAGTCCTTTCTTTGCGGGCATTTTGTATCTCCAATAATTGTTTATGTGCGTAGTACAAAGGGTTTTGAGCTAACTGCTTTATTGTTGGCATTACATTCTATCCATAAATAAAGCATCCATATCGCCTTCAGCCATACCTTCTGACATGTCATCAGCCATAGCCATTTCTTCACCTTCTTCTTCTTCACTTGGCATAGACTTGAGGTATCTCTTGAATCCTTTGTCTGTGGCTAACTTGTTGACTTTACCAGCAAGTACTTGTACATTGGCATCACCAGTAACCCCATCGAAGTCGATACTGTACTCGTCATCAACAAGACCTTCTCCAATAGCATCCTCAGCAGCACCTTGAAACATTGCCAAAACACGTACAAACTCAGTTGGGAATTCTGTAATGTCTTCCTCAAATAATGGATAGTCTGGTGTTTGATCAAACAATGGCAACAAACGATTGGTGGCTTTGACAAGATTGTTTAATGCCTTTGCTGTGAATCGACCTTTTGGGGCCATTTCTTGAAAGTTTGCTTCATCATCACCTTCTGCTTGGTCAATCTCTACGTCTATTTCCATAGATGGTTGTCCCATGTCCATATCTTCTTCTCTCATTTGTTCCCCCAGGTTTTGTCTAGTTTGCCACTAACTGCATCTTTTGCTGGAAAAGCAGCAACAACGGCTTCCTCTTTTGTTTTACCACTTTTTATGGCACTTGTATATGTTTCTATAGATTTATCTTGTACCAGTACACGTTCTTTCTGTGTTTCTACTGCACTGTCCCATCGGTCTTTAGGCAAGTCTGCTTCACAAACAAACCCTCTAGACTCCATAATCTTTTTCTCAGTGTGCTTATTGGACACATGTTTACCCAATGCCTTTGAGAAGTATCCTCCAGCACCATGTTTACCTGTGCCCTCCCAACTACTGTGTGGCTTTGGAGCACTTAAAACACGATACATATCACCACCACAACCTTGTTCGTATGTATCAGCACCACATACTTTCGGTAAACTGTCGTTTTCATAGTCGGCAAAAGTTACAATCTCCTCATGTACTTTGGTGCAAACGTGGCATCGAAATGTATATAGGGGCATTATTGTCTCTGTGTGTTAAGCATTTGTGTTAGTTGGGCAGATGGTAGTTCACCTTGTGCGCCTATGTCGCCTGGTGTGGTCTGCATTTCTTGTGGAGGTGCTCCTCCCATACCTTGTGGTGGTGCTGGTGGTGCAGCAACTTCTTCTAAAAAGGATTCGGGTAAGTCATAAATACGAATCAGTTCTTCTTTAATCTTTTCTGGTGGTACACCAAGTTCTGAAAGTACTGGCAACAACTGAACCAGATTGCTTCGTTTTAAGGCTTCTGACAATGGAGTACTACTTTGGTCCAATGCCACAATCTTAAACTTGGCATCCAAGTCCTCTACTGTAATCACTTTGGGCAAACCATCTACTTCAATCACAGCCTGTTCTTTATCTTCAGCCAACAAACTAATAATACGCAAGTAGGTAACTGCAATCACTTCAATAGCATTGTCTCTTTCACGAGCCAACTTACCAATCTCAGATGCTGAATACTGGGCTAGGGCTGTAACTTCTGTTGCAGTTGCCTTGGTGGCTTCCCCTCTAGAGAATGGGGCTAGAATACTACCACGATTGATGTCTTGCTCGATGTATTGTAAGTACCTGTCGAAGTTGCCACTCAATGGCTCAACACCCACTGCACGTATAATCCCATCCAGCACAGGCTCATCTACCGGTATCATTGCTCCATCTACACCAGCAGTAATCTTGGCCAATGCTTCTTCATCCAATGACCCTTCTTTGTACAAGTACTGTCTAGAATCTCGTCGTACAGCATTTGCCCAATACGTTCTAAGGATGTTCTTTTCATAAAACTGGTCGTACACCCTACACACAGCACTCATGCCACACATAGGCTTCTCTGGCTTACGTGCATAAAACAATGGGCAAATAGGACTCATGGGTTTGTCGTCATAACTTCGAATCGGTATGTCACTTTTCTCTAACAGTTCACCACCATCACGATAGTTCGGACTCCAAAAATACAACTTGTCATACGCAAGGTCATAAAACTCTACTACCTGGATGTACAAGTAATCATCCGGCAAGTCCTCAGATACACCTGTGTACTTCTCTTG